CGCTGCATGGTGGAAAGTGCGGAGGAATGGCAGGATTTCAGCCCGTTTGCCATGCGTCCGTTTGGTTATCGCGCCGTCTGGATTGGTTACGACCCGTCACACACCGGCGACAGCGCGGGCTGCGTCGTACTGGCTCCGCCTCTGGTGGACGGCGGCAAATTCCGCGTATTGGAACGCCACCAGTGGAAAGGCATGGATTTTGCCGCCCAGGCGAAAAGCATTGAGGCGTTAACAAAACGCTACTGCGTGGAATACATCGGCGTGGATGCCACCGGCATCGGCCAGGGCGTGTTCCAGCTTGTCCGGCAGTTCTTCCCCGCCGCAATGGAAATCCGCTACAGCCCGGAAACGAAGACAAAAATGGTATTGAAAGCAAAAGACACCATCACGTCCGGCCGCCTGGAGTACGACACCAACCATAAAGACATCACCTCGTCATTCATGGCAATTCGCAAAACCATGACCGCCAGCGGCAGCCGCTCCACCTATGAGGCCAGCCGCAGCGAGGAAGCCAGCCACGCGGATGTCGCCTGGGCAATCATGCACGCATTGCTTAACGAACCCCTGACCGCCGCGAACGGCGGCCAAAGCCCTAACATCCTGGAGTTTTATTAATATGAGTAAGCGCAAATTCCGCAAACCGGCATCAACTACCATTACAGCAACGGGGCAGCAGACGAGCGGCGCGGAGGCGTTCAGCTTTGGCGACCCGACACCGGTATTAGACCGCCGTGAAATTCTGGATTACATCGAATGCACGGGGAACGACCAGTGGTACGAGCCGCCGGTCAGCTTTGACGGACTGGCTCGCACGCTGCGGGCGGCGGTTCACCACAGCTCATCGCTTTACGTTAAGCGCAACATTCTGGCCTCGACCTATGTCCCGCACCCGCTGTTATCACAGCAGGAATTCAGCCGGTTCGCCCTGGATTACCTGGTATTCGGGAATGCGTTTTTGGAAGTAATCCGCAACCAGCTCGGCGACGCTGTGGTGATGAAAACCGTGCCTGCAAAATATGCCCGCCGAGGGGTGGAGCCAGATACTTACTGGTTTGTGCAGCAGTGGAAAGACGCCCATCAGTTCGAACCTGGAAGCGTGTTTCATCTGATCGAACCGGATATTAATCAGGAACTGTACGGCCTACCGGAATATCTCAGCGCCCTGAATTCGGCGTGGCTCAACGAGGCCGCGACGCTCTTCCGCCGCAAGTATTATCAGAACGGCGCACACGCCGGTTATATCCTGTACATGACCGACGCGGCGCAAAGTAGCTCCGACATCGAGCAGATGCGTAAAGCCATGCGTGATACAAAAGGCCTGGGCAACTTCCGGAATCTTTTCATGTACGCGCCGAACGGCAAGCCGGATGGGATCAAGATTTTGCCGCTCAGTGAAGTCGCAACGAAAGATGATTTCTTTAATATCAAGAAAGCCAGTCAGAATGATTTGCTGTGCGCGCACCGCGTGCCACCTCAGATGATGGGCATTATTCCGGAAAACAGCGGCGGGTTCGGCGATTCGGTTAAGGCTTCGCAGGTATTTGTCCGGAACGAACTGACACCGTTGCAGGAAAGATTTAAGGAGTTGAATGCGTGGTTTGGGGAGGATGTGATCCGATTTGTTTCGTACGAGCTTACACAAGACTAGGACAACAAAGCGCCTTGATACGAAGGTGCATTAACTACCTTTTCATCGTCGCTCCGACCTGACAGTGTTGGTGCAGCCAACACTGTCAATCGGCTAAGAGCGGACGTAGCCAGCCTTATTTTACTGACATGGATTTCCTTTCTTACTCATAAGTAAAATGCAGCACCTGTAAACGGGTGCTGCATAAAGATCAGAAAATAATATTGCTGATATCAGAGATGGCGTTCAAAGAACCTCGGTAATCGCTTCCTGTTTTGGGTAGAATATAAGTATATCTAGAATCGCCATTATATATTATCTTCCAGTGCTTGCCTTCCTCTGAAAGCTCAAAGCCCAGTTCCTTAAGTTGCCTTGAAGTGGATTTATCCATGCTTCTATAGTCAGTAAGTGCTTTTCTCAAAAGCTGTTCTCTCGTATTTTTTTCAGGCGTTTGTTGGTTATTTTCCAGCAAAGAAGACAGTATATGTTTACTTCGACTGTTATCATTTGTATTAACAATTGCTGCTTTAATTGCTTCTAAAATAACGTTTTTAATCTCACCCTCAAAAAAATCCGTTTCTTCACCCGCGTTTAAAATTATGCTTCCTTGAGCTGAAGCTTGAGAATGAAGCATGCGCACCCGACTTTCTAAAGATAGTATCTTATATTTAAGATCGTCTATTTGCTCATCTTTAGCTATATTATCAGCTTCATAAAGCCCCATCAACTCACTAGTGTATTCCCCTCTGACCTTAAGTGCATTAATTGAATCTTTTGTTATTCTTTTTTGTATTTCACCCCATCCACTATCGGATATTGGGGCCATTGTGGTAGTGGCTTTTACGACATTCTCAAACAATTCATCTTCAAATTCTTTTGCTGCTTTCTCACCACGTCGATAAAAACTAATATTTTGACCACGAGGCCAGTATATACCAATACCACCCGCATAAGCGTTTTTAGCATTGGTATCGTCTTTTAATTTTATAGAGAATGCCCTATCACTGGGTTCGATTACAACATGTGCTAAACCACATACACTTCTTGCAAGTCTTTCTGGAATAATATTATGAGGATGTTCATTATAAAAATATTTTGAGCTAACATATATTATTGGCAATCTGTTATTAGTCTCTCCATTTACAATTTTCGCAGCCATATATAAATGTTCACTAGAACTTGATAAATAATGAGGATCAGATGAGGTGTTAAATACATCATCTAGACCACCAGAAAATTTATCTATTAACCTTATAACAATCAATGGCTTTTTAGGCTGAGGTGAAAGATATGCAGCTTCTTGGCTAACCACACTCGATTCAACCTGAATCCATGTCGTATTTGTTGCTAAATCTTTATTTATAGATATATCGGTTACCCATTTGTGTGGTTCGGAAATTTTCGAATATCTGAAACACCCTAGGTGAAGACCCTGGCTCTCATGAGCTATTATATCAATCCTTTCATTCTTGGATTCTATAAAAAAATCATCGTCTTTATAGTCACATGTCAGTTGTGCCGGTATGAAATTTGTATGTGGTGATTCGTGTACCCAAGAAAAACATTCATTAAATATATCTTTAAAAGAAACGTCATTAGAAACGTAGAAGCCAGTTGAGAAATACTTCATAAAGACCACCTTTTAAAAATGAGATTATTCCCATTGATCATGGTAGTTGTAAAAATCTCAAGAATCTAGTATTCAATAACTAAGAGTCCTTTAATATCATTCTTTGGCAATGAACTGGCTATCAGATTCGATGAGCTTAGCGCGACGTAGCTAGGCTGCGTTATTTACGCCGCGTGCCCGCGTTCACTTCGTCGCGCGCAATGTTACCCGCCTGCCCGCTTCTGACTTAACTCACCGTTTTTAATGCATGACACAGATCGCCGCAAAGCACGGACTGAGGGGCGTTCAGGTGTTTTTTGATCATTTCTGGATCATGCAAAACCATGCGTATAATGCATGCATTGCTCACCCATATGACTGCGTTCGATACACATCATTTGTATTAGCTCTGACTTAACCTGACTCAATTATGGAACAGAGCCAAAGCTAATCTGACAGGCAACTTTGTGCCAGAAGCGGACGTGGTGGAAAATAGGTAGGCGAGAATTATTATCATTTAAATTCTATGAGACTGGCTGAGTTTAAACAGCCAGTCACTGGGGCTGTTTTGGCTCGTTTATATTACCTGTATCGGTTACGCCAGGTATCGGCGATGAGGGGATTAATGTATCTACACCATTTTTAAGTGCGTCACGGGCTGTATCGCGAATGCCAGGTTTTGCGAGAGAAATAATGCCGACCAGAATAATGGTTGTTACCACCGTAGCCAGTAACCCGGAAACACCACCGCCTATCCAGCCTAATAACCACAAACCGAACCGCTTCGCTAAATGCGGCTTTGTTAAATAGGCACCATATGCAGCTGCGCTATCGCCCCATTCAATCCATTTTTTCCTTATTTCTGCTTCATGAGACTCTTCCATAGCTGTTATCCGTTGATCATAAACGTGTTCAACGCCCTGACTAACAGTCAAAATCAGTTGGTCTACAGTTCTCCGCGCTTTGTCGCGGTAATCATCCAGCTGACGTTCGGAATGAGCGATACCATCATGAAAACTTTCAAGCTCAGTATTAACCTGAGCATCAGCCATCCCACGAGTGCGGCATTGGTTAGCGCGATCATCTTTGTCGGCTTTATACATTGCATAGGCTATTAACTGTTCGGGATCGTTGGAATCTTTAACGAGTTCAGTGAACACCCATTTCTTTGGCTGCGTCGTCATTTCTCACCACAAAATAAAACGCCCCAATTAAGGGGCGTCCAAAAATTATTATTTTTAGCCTTTGCGTGCTTTGTTAAAGGCTTCTTTGAAGACGTTCCGCCCTTCTGACTGCGATAAGACTGAACCCGCGAGTGATTTTCGCACTCCGGAAGCGCTTGGGCTTGTCAGCACTTTAGCTGCCAATTGATAAACCGCTTTTCCGCCTTTAGCATGGCGATGCGCTTGCCGTTTCGGCTTAAGTGCATCAGCTGTTCCTACTTTTGTAGTAGTAATTCTTTGGCGGGCTACATCCGCAACGGCTTTTTCACCGATGATGCGAATCTCTTCAGCAGTAAGCGCAGGCATGCGATATGTGGTCATAATTTATACCTCCGTATATGCAATGAGTGTATATCGACCGACAACCGTTTGCATCAAATTTGATAACAGAATTTACACCTATCAGCGCATTCCCCGCTTTCGCCGTAGTTTGAGGCCACTGAATGTTCTTTACATGGCAATATTCCCCCTTCTTTAAGCATAGCGTTGCGTCGCCCCGCTGAACTCAAAGCTCAAACCAGACTGTCGGATTTAATGATGTTTTACCTACGAAATCTGTCAGATCATGTCTGAGTAAATACACATCATTCAAATTCAGCCCAATCCGGCAGCGGTGCAAAACTCATAACCAGATCACCAAAGCTGAATTGTGCCCCACGGCTTAACGCTTCCAGCTCCCAGCGTTCCGCCGTGATGTCGTGTTTCATCAATTCGCGTTCGATTTCCGGCAAGCGTGCCCGTTCTTCTGATGTCAATCTTGCCGACGGAGCCACGTCACTACCTTTTGTCGGGTCGAAACTGCACTGTGCCTTGCTGACTCTCGGCGTTTCCTCGCGTATACGTGCCACAATCGCCCTCACGGCGGCAGTGTCTTTCCAATCAATTACCGGTTGGTTAGCAGAAGTGAACGCTGTAGCGGCGCTCCCAGCTTGGTTATCAAGCCATTTTGCGGCAACTTTCTCTCCACCTAACCCACAGTTATTGACAGGACTCCGAGGCGCGCCGGAGGCGCTTATTAAATTCAAAGGATGAACGGCAACTTCAACAGCCTTGGCGACAATGCGCCATTTTGTTGTGCGTGTTTCGTGGATGAGGTCAGTGCCAAGATGAGGGGCATAAACGCCGATGATTTTCTGGATCTCTTCGTCGTACTCGTTTAACTCATCAATCACTTGGCGGGCAGTTCTTACCGTTTGCTCATCGCGTGGGACATTCGCCCCACCCTGCGCAGAAATATATGCGGCGAAATCACCACCGTCTGCCGCTGCTCTTGCAGCTTCGACAAGTTCGTCAAACTCGCTAGCGATACTCACGCCACGCGGCAATCTGCGCAGCTCGCGATAGGCTCCCATTGTTGGTACACCGATCGATTTAAATTGCGGTATACGCCATGTAGAAGCCCATGCGGTAACGGCTGCGGCAGTCTCTGACAATGATCGGCCAGTCTCATGGTCTATCTCACCTTCCAGAGCATAGCCATCAATGTTCTTGGCTATATATTTGGCGATATAGCCTGCCGCTCCGCCTTTATTTAAATGCTTGCACTCAAAACGCTGGGCTAGTGCTCCCCGTTCATCTCCATCTTCTTGGAGGGCATAGCGGCGCATGATTTCAACGGCAGGCTGACGGTGGGCTTTGTCGCAAAACAACATCATATGCCAGTGAGGTGTAGCGTCATGGTGAGGTTCAACTACGCGCATTCCGTAAACCTTGATGCCGTTGTCTTTGAATGCTGTCCGCATCTTGCCCCAGATTTTCACCAGATAGCGCTGACCATCCTTTGGTGAAAACGCCTCTTCATCCCACTTATGATTGAAATTAACACGGCGATCAGTCTTTTTCCCGACCATGCGTGTTGGATGGTATTTTGACGGAGTGGTTATCGTGAGGAACATGCCGACATGACCAACTTCTGCGGCATATTTTTCAATTCCTGCAATCGTGCTCATCAGCTCCATACGACGGATTTCAGGGTTAGAAATACTCCCCATAACCTTATCGATGAGATCTATACGTTCCCCTGTTTCGATGTTTTCTAAATCGCAGGATTTCAGATATTCCATGTTTGCTAAGCGGCGCGCCCGAACATCCCGGATAGCCTGTTTGCTGGCATAGCCAGACTTTTGCAGACTAACCTCCCCAACAGCAATCAGAAGAGATTCGCGCCACTGCATGCGCTGCGCTTTTAACTGTCTAATCCACCACTCATCATTCACCAATCGCGCGATACTGGAGAACGCTGCGCGCATATCCAGTTTGCGTTTACAGTATTTTTGCCAGTGCATTGGAGTGATATTAAAAACGCGGGCAGCACCGGCAACCTCACCATAAATTTTCTGCTGTGCGCTATCGGTGAATAACTTGGCTTGAACTCCGTTGTGCTGACTAAGAAGCCGATCGCTCTGCTCTTCATATTCTGTGAACAGCCGGGATGAAATTTGCATAGCGAGACGTTTCAGCGCTTTATCATTCATTCCAGCTAACTGGCGATAACTCTCAGCCTCATCAGTAAAAATTTCATTAGCTCTGCCACTTAAGGCCAACGCATATTTAGTCTGTACAACCTCGATGCGAGGCCAAATCCGTGGCATAAAAACATTGATGAGGTAACGATGTGCAGCCAGCAGCCCTGAGCTTTCTTTAAGATATTCATACCGGCCAGAAAAAATGCCACTTAGAAAAAACGGCAGCGCGTGGATCTTGCGTAAGGCATCTTGCCCCTGATGGAATTCATCACGGGTAAGAGGTCTTTCTTTTGAGATTGCAGGACGGGGAGCATTCCAAGGGTATGCGCCGACAAAAGGAACCTTGTCGGCTTTTATTAGTTTAGGTGGTGGCGAGGGCGCGATACGCCCTCTCGCATTCATCAGCACGTTATTTACCGGACTGCGTCACGTTAAAAGCAACCCGGCAAAGATCTCCAATATTAGTTATCTCATCAGCCAGTTCCGCAAGGGTACGGACATCAGAATCTCTGATATGAAAATGCAGTAATCCTTTCACCAACTGGTCAATTTTGGCGTAGTAAGCCGTGGCTTCTAAATATTCCTGCCCTTTCTTATCGCCAGAAAGAACAGTTTTCTTTTTGTTGAGAATGAACTGGTAGCAGTCACTCGTCACAACCCAATTGTCACCTACAGAAATTCGAATCATGCTTAGCTCCTGAAATGTTTTTTCTGTTGTTCGGTGATTTCTTGGCATGGCACACAACGCACTACACCGGGAAATGCGGCACGGCGAGCCAAAGGGATTGGCTGGTCGCAGTCTTCACAGACTGAGGCCGATACCCCATTGCTATGAATACGATGTGCAGCTACCTGATGAGTCAAAATTTCGAGATTTCTTTCCTGCACTGAGTCCATTAAATCTGGCATTACATCACCCCTTTATTTTCTAAACCTTCGTTGTGAAAACGAATGGACTCTTGTCCGAGTAATTCAAGAATTTCAACCCTGTCTAATTGCTCTTGAATCGCGTGACTAATTAGCGAATCCAGATGCGAGGAAAAGGTGATTGCTGCATCAGCCTTAGCCTGATTTCGTGCCTGATTTAACATCCAATTCGTTGCTTCGCTGTCTGCTTTATTTCTCATTTCCTGACCAACTGTTAAGCTCATCTCTGGCTCCAGACAAAGGGATCCCCTACGCAATCAAGCGCAGAATTAAAAATGGTTAATTAGTGGAGGTAAGTTTCGGGGCGAACCGACGTTAATACAGTCGGCGCATTTTCGAACAGGCTAAATAATTCCCGTAGTGCCCGGAATAAAGCCTCTCGCCATGAGCATGTTTCGTCATCAATTCGCCAATATGGCTGGCTGAATTCTTCTTCCGTTAATCCTGCATGAAAATATAAAGTACGACGTTCGCTAATATTTAAACGTCCGATAAAACATGACTTGGTGATCCTGAAACTACGATACTTTGCAAAAGCAGCCCGGAGCTCATCAATTGCGCAGACAATACGCTCACGATCGCAATCGTTCATTTCCTGCAATTTCATAACTGAATGCCGTTGTCTTAATTGAGCATGAAAACAGATGGTCAGACGTTCACGTTCGCTCATCTTGTTATAGAAATCACAAGAGGTTTGCCAGCGAGCTGGCGCAAGGCGCTCACCAACAGCAGCGCGAAGCCCGGCAGGCTGATTCATTACGATAGCCGCAGTGATTACTGTCATTTCTTCCCCCATGATAAAAACCTTTTTACTGCTACCGCGCGCATAGAACGGCGTGAGCAGATAATGATTCCTGTGCGGCCTTTCCCATGTGTAATTGAATTATTCATGGGACGTGCGGTTTGATGATTCCAGAGCAGTGGTGCTAAAGAGATTGGGTTTTGGATATTACTGGCCTCTTCTATGCTGCGCGGCCGCGTCCACGGCAAGGCTTACTTGCACTAATACGGTCTTTCCATCCGTGCCACTCTGCCGGTGCATCTTCAACAAGCTGATCAGCAAACTTGTCCCACTCTTTACGGCTAATCCATAACTCTGCATGTCCTCCGGGCTTTAGTGGATCAGCCATGTAAAAAGCTGGGAGTTTTCCAGCTTTTGCCATCGCTACGATCGCCGCCGGAGTTTTACCTACATACAGAGCGAATCCTTCTTTTGAAAGAAGATTGCCCGGTTTCTCAGACAAACTGACAGGTTTACGTTTAACGATACCGCCGCTTTCCCCTAAAAGTTCGTCATCATTCGACTGGTCTGATGTTTTAGCTTTCGTATTCATTTGGTATTCTCCTATTTCCTTTCCGATCTGACACCATTTAGACCTATCTAATGTCTTATCGGGTATCTCAATGCTTATAAAATAAGAGATCTGATATTTTATGTCAACTGAACAGTCAGAGAAGCTAAAGCTGATCCGTGAGTCTGAACGACTAAAAGTTAAGGAAGCCGCTGAATTAGTTGGATTAAATTATGTGACTTACCATGGCTATGAATCTGGCAAGTCGAAAATGTCTATGGAAGCGGGGATGAAGTTCTTTAAACACCCGCGTTTTCGCAAGTATCGCGATTGGTTCATGTTTGACGAAACCGACCCAGCTTCCGGCCAAATTGCGCCGGCACTCGCACACTTTGGGCCAGAAAATCCAACCTCATCCCACTCAGACCAAAAGACTGGCTAACGATATACGCAGCACAAATATGTGATTTTTGTACAGTCGTCGACTGTTACAGCCACAAACAGACAGTACCGAACAAAGTTGTAACCATTGGAGGGCTTCGCTATGTCAATTAAGAAGCTCGATGATGGTCGATATGAAGTGGACGTAAGGCCGCAGGGTTCCGAGGGAAGAAGAATCCGGCGTAAATTTAATACGAAAGGTGAGGCTCAGATTTATGAGCGTCATGTGCTGGTTAACTACCATAATAAAGAGTGGTTAGAGAAACCGGCAGACCGCCGCAAGCTGACTGATTTGCTGGAATTGTGGTGGCTATACCACGGTAAGCACCATAACCGTGGTCTGATAGAAAAAGGCAGGCTTTCAGCAATCATGATTAAGTTTGCTGAAATCGGGGTGACCAGAGCTGACCAGATAACCAAGAAAGCTATAACGGATTATCGGGTCAAGATGATGAATGAAGGCTTGAAACCAGCCAGCGTGAACCGTCATCAGGCTATATTCAGCGGCATGTTTACCAAGCTGATTGATGCCAATGAATATCACAGCGAGCATCCTTTCAGAGGCGTGAAAAAGCTTAAAGAGGCTGAGCCAGAAATGGCGTTTCTTTCCACGGAAGAAATCACGCAGTTGCTCGATATGCTGGAAGGAGACAACCGCAACGCTGTGCTGCTTTGTCTGGCCACCGGTGGTCGCTGGAGTGAAGTTGCAGATCTTAAAGCTGAGCACATTATTAACTGCATGCTGACATTCATGAAAACGAAGAATGGTAGACGCAGAACAATACCGCTGTCTGAGGGCTTGGTTAAAATGGTGAAAAAACGTAGTACCGGGAAACTGTTTACGCCCAATTACGACACGGTGCGAAACACACTGCGAACTATGAAGCCAGACCTACCCGCCGGACAGGCTGTCCATGTACTGCGGCACACATTCGCCACGCATTTTATGATGAATGGAGGTAATATTATTACACTACAGCGAATTTTAGGGCATTCCACCGTACAACAGACCATGGTTTATGCGCACTTTGCACCGGACTTTTTGCAGGATGCAGTCTCATTAAACCCACTTAACGGAGTGTCCATATAATGTCCACGAATCTGCACTATTTAGGACTAAGTGAAACTTTATGAGTAACTTAACTGATTGTATTTCCACGGAAAGCACCACCGAGTCAGGGGGTCACATGTCCGTTCAAGGTCGCATCCACTCATATGAATCCTGTGGCACCGTTGACGGCCCAGGTATCCGTTTCATTGTTTTCTTCCAGGGTTGCCTGATGCGTTGCATGTATTGCCACAACCGCGATACCTGGGATACACATGGCGGAAAA